AGCACACTCAGTCGGATCATTGATCAGACTCTAAACGGAGATTCTCCATCATCTTCTCGGGATTGTAGGCACATCGTGCCTCTCCCACACACCCTCCGGCATGACCTTCCAGGACGGATTCCACGAGTCTTCACCTGGTTGGTTGCACACACTTCCCATTCCTCCGGAGTTGCTACGCAACGCAGCTCCAATGCCTGAAGAAGTGAACATGTGCCCGTTCTACTGCGCGTTTGTGTACGCTGCGATATTTGGAATCCACCACCTCCACCGTTGGTGGACCACCAAGAAGCGCATCGCACCCCCTCCTACCACCAAGACAGCCTTTCAATGGATGAAAGGCAAGGTATGGGACAACCAGGAACGTCGCTGGATGGTTGGGCTATCTGCCTACCTGCGCGTCATGGCGTATGTCCACGCAGCCCTCACTCTCTACTACTTCGACTACTATTGTTGGGTGCAAGGGTACGGACTGCAGGACTTCGTCAACTTGGCCACACCGTGGCCCACTGCACACAAGATGATTGAGACAGCTCTACCTGTGGTCCAGGGAATGGCCTCAGGCATGACTTTCCCTCCATGGGTTCTCGGCCTCCTCAGCTCCAGCCGGGTTCTCCTTCGTAATAAGGTCCTCATTGAGACCATCATGTGGTCAGCACCCTTCTCTCTGTGCTCCACTGTTCTCTGCCGATTCCTACGTGACAAACTGCTGGCACGCACTAAGCCAGTTGACCAGCAGGAACGAGTTCTGCCTTTCAATTCCTCCGTCTTTCACACGGACAAGGGACCACAGGTATTCGTTCAGTGCGGTGATCTCCAGTTCCCCGCCGCAGATGCAGCCCTCCATGGGATGGCTGTTACCTTTGCGGCAGATGGCGAGCTGCTGACGGTCTCACGCCTATCCACACCTCCGAACCACACTTCCACCATGCTCTCTGAGGGTATGGTGATGTCTTCCGCTCCGAAACCTACCACTATGGACACTCACGAGCTCGTCTTCGGCATTAACGTTCTTGGAGTTATTCACAATCACTCCACCGTGTGCCGCCTCAAGCACTCCAGCAAAGCACTCTTCAAGAGCGCCATCGCAGCGACCAATCACGGCATGCAAGGATTGCTCAAGGCCAGGTTCGAGGATCTGTATGTTCGCACGGCACACACTAGGGGCGATTGGCTTCCGTTGAACTCCGTGTTTCGCCACGGTATCTTCGGTTCCAACACCGTCACCAAGTGGGTCGACACAGCTATCGATTTTGCCGACACTGACTACGATCCCGCCTTCATTCGCGAGGAGTTCACTGCCAAGGACATCATCCTCCTTGACGAGAGCTACCTCGACATGGCCATGACAGGACTCAAGATGAAGAAGTTCATTCCCGAGCGCAACAAGGATGCAGCCATAGCCATCAACTCTAGGGCCACTACTGGTGCTGACTGGAGGGCTGAAGGCCGCATGAAGGTTGACGACACTGAGGCTCGCCTCTACGGGACTGTTCGTCATGCTCTGTCCACTCAAGCCGGCACCTCTGGGTCTCCTGCTTGGAACATCGCTTCACCCAGCTCTCTCGCCATGATCCACATTGCTGGACCTGAGGATCCTCGCCACCCTCTTGTGGGGTCGCATCCCAACCTCGGTGTCTCTGGCGTCGCTGTTGAGCAGCTGTTCTATAAGCTGCATGGCAAGTCCTACACCCCCGAGTGGAAGATTTCTGCCAACTCGCCTCACTTCGACGAAATCTTCAACGATCGTGCAGGCGCCAACTTCGACGACCTATGGAGGCAGTGCGTATTCGAAGAGCAGCTCCGCAAGGCTGATGGTCTTCCTGACCATTCTGAACCCCTTCCTCCACTCACCTCCGTCAGTGAGGCAGTTCTCTCCCAGCACCTCTGGCGCAAGGTCGTGAGACGCCTTCAGAGAAAAGGGGTGAAGAAAGACCGAGCACAGTCCTATCTGTACGCGAAGGTGTCCAACACCATCCCCAGGTTCGACCCCACAATGACAGCCGATGAAAGGAAAGAAGAGCAGGAACGCCTCGACGCCATCTGGCGCGAGGAAGAGCTCGAGGCCAGCATCCAGGAAGAGATCTCTGGCTACAGCGGCAAAGAAAACTACAATCGCAAATCCCGCGGGCACCAGGACACTAAATACCTGCAGCCCGGAACGTGGGGAGCTGAATCCGCTGAGGCGGAGGGCACTAAGCGCGACGTGTTCCGCATGCCCGAGAACCCCCCTACAACCGTCACGGCGACGTCCGAGGCGTATGTTGCACCTGGCGTTTCCACTACTGAGAGACCCGCCCCTGTGTTTCAGGAGCCCGACCAATGGCGTGCTGGGATGAACAGTTTCGCCAAAGGTCCTGACGGACGTCTGCTTCCGTCAAGCAACTTGAACGACGTGCACGAGGTCCCTATTCGCGCTCTTCCCAGTGACGTGTCTGGACTTCGCCACAATCTACTCACCAGCGGTATCCCTGACCAGCTCGATCCTGAGCTCAACGGTCTGGGAGCTGTGCTCGATTATGAGTGCACCATACCCCTGACCAAGGAACAGAAGAAGGCCATTGTGGCAATTCGCCACCAGGCCAAGGTCAAGGCCGAGATGGCAGCCAAGGCATTCAAGAAGGCCGCACGCGATGCGGAGATTGCAGCGCGTTCTCCTGTCGTCCCCGAAACTGAGGCTGTCCTCCGTCAGCCCAAGTTCCTCTACTACGGCAATGCAGATGGCAGCATTTCTCTCTACACTGGAAAGCTTGACATCCCCATGCAGGGTGAATGCTTCCAGCAGACCTACAACTACCTCAGCAACTGCTTCCGCAACTGGTACACGCCTACTTGCGCAGAGGAGAGCTTGGTCTGCTTGGAGGACGATGACGACTATGACTTCGTCTGCACCATTCCTGCTCCTCCCAAGGTCAAGACCAAGAAGAACATCTACGCCTTCTCCAAGGACAAGTGGAAGACTAGGAAGCGTCAGCACAAGATCATCAAGACCAAAGCCATCGCGCTAGCGGATTGTGACTTGGCATACACTTCCGAGTCTGCTCCCACGAGTGCCCCTCCAGGCATTCCCGTTCCCTGGGTTCCCACACTTCAAGCCCTCCCCGAATCTTCATCGGTAGAGGCATGCATCAAGTCCATCCACGCAAGAATGGCATCAGAGACCAACCTCAGCGCTCCACAGTGCAATCCCAACTGCACGTGCAAGCGCTGCGTCAAGTTCAAGGCCCTCATTGAGAAGGTGCCTCCTAGCCTGAAGGCTGAGTACATCAGAAGGGCTTATCCCAATTGCCCTCTTCCTGCCTACAAGAGCCAGTCGTTTGATGGCAAGCCACCTCCCGTCAGCAAGTTCCTGATCAACCAGATGAAGGACTATGATGAGATGTTCGAGAACTTTGAGAGACCTGTACCCACTGACTCTCACCAGCTCAAGGGCTGTGGTGTCAAGGTTCCACACTGCACCAGCGACCAGCTCGACAAGTTCGACGCACTCTTCCACGAGACCATGCTCCATCTCCATGACGGTTCGCCTTTCTCTGACGTCCTCCGAGATGTCCAGGCGTTCATCGTCGACTATAACGACCCTCTCAGCTTTGACCCTTGTGTCTCACAGTCCAAGGGCAAGCATCAATGGCGCAAGGTCTGTGCAAGTCTGAACGGCTCCCAGACCTTTCAGAAGTACATCGCCATGAATATTCCACATCTCATGCACGATGATCGTCTCCCCAACCCTCAGCTCAACAATCTAGGACGAGTTGCATTTGGCGCAGGGGGCAAAGACGCCAAGTCCAGTGAGCCTGGCGTCGAGCATCATCCTATGCTTGAGAAGCTCAACTGCATGGAGGATGATCCTGCGATCCCTGGTGGTCGTCGGACCAAGGGCGTGTGGCCTGCCACAGGGCCCAAGGCAGCCAAGGCTTCCCTCGCTTTTCAAATGGATCGCAAGGATGCCCATCGCTGCACCATCGTCCACAACAAGGAACACCTCCTCGAGTACACCAACGGGCACCCCGCCCCGCTCTTCGAGGATGTTGCCACCTCCAAGCACAGCTCCGAGTACACCTTCAAGGACAGGCTCGAGAGTGCCTTCAAGGGATTGGACGCCTCCAAAGGCCCCGGATGGAGCCAACAGTATGGGTGCATGACTAAGGGGGAGTTCGTCGAGCTCCCGAACAAGGCAGAGATTTGTGTGGCCACACTTCTCCTGTATCTAGTCTACGACCCGACCTGGCTATCCACCCTGAACTCTGTCCAGCTCTTCCGACTGGGTCTTCTTGATCCAGAAGGACTGAAAGTCAAGAAAGAAGTCCATGGACGAGCTAAGGCAGACAAACAGCGCTGGCGCCTGATATTCCTCGGCTCAGCCAGGCTGGAGGTCATTCACCGCCTCTTGCATGGGCCGCAGAACGCTATCGAGAAAGCACTCTACGAGGAGGGCCACACTCACCACCCCAGCACGCCGACTTTCGGCTCGTGCGTGGGGATGGGACACGACGACGACAACATCGCCAAGACAATCGCTGCAATGAAACGACTCAATCTTCAAGAGGGAGGACAGTGCCAGGATGCATCGTCATTTGACATGCTTCTTGCTGCAAGCACTCTGTACTGCGACGGCTGGAGACGCGCTCTCCTCTCGTTGCAGGGCGGTGCCCTGTCGCCCTTCGCCGATGCACAGATGGTGATTGCGGTAGTGATGTCCAGACACATCTTCCACATCGGGATGGAGCTCTATGCCAACGCACAGTTGGGCACTTTGGGTTCTGGACTGTTTAGCACCACCGCCTCCAACTCATTCCTCCGCGGCCTTTTGTATTCGGCCGCATTCTGGGACGACTTCTCTGAAGAGGAGAAGGCAACCATTCAGTCCCTTCTCATGGGAGATGATCTCGCTGGCACTATGCTCGCGCTTGCTCGCCACTACACCAGGTGGGCTGCAATGGGACTTCTACTGAACGAAGAGGACGAGGATCCCATCATCCCACTGTCATCTGTCGATCGCAACGAGTACATGGTCTTTGAGGACAACGGCTATGGAGCTGAAGTCCTCACCGATGAGCGTGCGGTGGTCTACTTCACTTCTCACCGCTATGACCTGAAGGATGGCACTTGCACCTACCACAACATGCCCAAGCTCCTCCTGCGCCTCACATTCGTTGGACTTGCCGGTCTCAGCGTTGAGCAGCTGGGAGGAGTTCTTCACTGTGTGCGCAACCATCCTGGACAGGTTCAGCAGATCATCAAGCTCGCACAGACACTTGTGTCCAAGGGGCTGCTAGAGGCTGGAGTCCTCGAAGCGGCCATCAATCTCGACCCCGAGTACTGCAGCATGGATGGGATCATCTGAGCCCTCCCATCCACCACTATGAGACACGCGAGGTCCATTCTCGCATGCCCGTTAGGGGCAAATTTAATAGTTGGCTAGTTGGTTTTCTAGTTGGTTTGCTGGTTTTCTAGTTGGCTGGTCTGTAGTATGGTTTGAAGTTTTTCCTTAAAAGCTCAAGTTTCGAGAACTTACGTGAAAATCTCGCATTTGGATGGCTGGCTGGTTTTACACATTTCTAGTAGTTGCAGATGATCAACGTACAGCATCTCAGCACCTACATCGCACTTTCTGTGCACATCTTCCTGCGCTTAACGCGCCGCCCTAGAAGGCAAAAACCTCTCTCGTCGAGCGTTCCCAACTCCGCTCGTTCGAATCTCTCTGGGACCGTTCATCATGCCTGGACGTCGTCTCATTCCCAACCCACCGTCCAGTGGGAAGCAAGTGAACCTGAAGGCACTGGCAGCGAAGGTCTCACAGCTAAACCGCAAAAACCCCAGAAGCCGCGGTTCAAGCTTTCGCGACCGCCAAGCTATGGCGATGGGATCGCTACTGAAATCCATTCCGAAGACCATTGCGGCCAAGGAGCAGAGGGTTCCGCAGGCACTGTCGAACATGTACATGGCACCAAGAGGCCACGGCTATTACGACAGTTTTGCCATGCAACCCGACGCGGCGATACTCAGTAGCGCTGTAGGTCCAGTCACTACGGTACAAGGCAGTGCACGTCTGCTCATACCTGGCAACCTCACAGTTCTTGGAGGCACCTCCGGCAAGCCCTCCGTTGATCCCGGTCTGAAGGACGTTTACGTTCCTCAGACTTCTTCCGCCATGATCGTCTTCAACCCCGGTTCCAGTGACGATGTTTGTGGTCATCTTTACACACCCGTCAACCAGAAAGGTCCCGATGGAGCCGTGGCCATCCAGTATGTCACCTCCAAGCCCATCTCTCTCACTCAGTTCTCTACATTGGAGGGATTTGGACCAACTCGGCTCGTCGGCACCGCGTACTATGCTGGTACGGGTTATGACTTCCACTCCCCTGATCAAGGCAATGGGGCCACCGTACAGCCTACCCCTGGACTCGAGAGCATCGATGCTCCCGCCAATCTCTCAATCCCTCACGATGACCCTGCACAGCATGGCATCCCAACCATGCGCACGGAATCTATTCCACTCCGTGGTTCACTCAAGATCCG